GCGGTTGGCGGTGGCGTTGGTGGGATCGGGCTGCAGCAGCGGCCGCTTGTTGTCGTCCAGCAGGTTGTCCATCTCGTTGTAGCCGCTCTGGTTGGTGATGATCGTGGCCACCGCGGAGATGGCGGGATCCAGGTCCACGTTCAGCGCCTTCTTGATGCCCTTCAGCGGGTCGGCGCTGATGTCCACGGCGGTCAGCGCCTGCAGCAGCGCCGCCAGCAGGCCGTTCTCGGTGATCACCAGCTTCTTGGCGAACCACCTGGACAGGTAGGCGAACAGGTTGGCCACGTTGTCGGTCATCAGCTCATTGGACACGGGCAGATACAGCGCGTACTTGCTGGTGCTGTAGGGCACCTTGGCGAACTTCGGCTGCTCGCCGGTCTGGATCTGGCCCATCTCATTCACGGGCAGCAGGCCCTGGGTGGGCGCGGTGTCGGTCACGCGCCAGCCGGTGGGCGCGGTCACCTGCTCCTGGCCGAAGAACTGGGAAAGCGGGTTCAGCGTCCGCACCTGCTCCATGATCTGGTTCTGCACGTCCTCCGGCACCAGGAAGCCGCCGTCGCTGCCGGTGGGCGTGCCGCCGCCCTCGGTCAGCGCGTCGTAGAGGATGCGCACGTGCTCATTGCCGACGCCGCGCTTGCGGGTGATGCCGTTCTGCACGGCGTAGGCGAAGGCCCGGGCGTACTCGTTGCTGCGCAGGATCTCCCTGCGCCGGTCGGTGTAGGCGTCGTCGGCGCCGCCAGCGGCGGGCAGGCTGCCGCGCTGGCGGCCCTCCTCGGCCTCCAGGTCGTCCCGCATGATCTGCAGGCGCGCGCTCATGCGGCGGGTCTGCTCCATGGCCGCCTCGATCTCCTGGGCGGTGGCCGCGTCGTTTTCCGCCAGAGCGCGGTTGCTGGCGCGCTGCTGGTCCAGCTCGTTCTGCGCGTTGCGGATGCGCTCGCGCAATTCGGTCAAATTCCTGGGCATGATATTTACCTCCCCTAAAATATTCAAATGGACAGCAGCTGCAATTTCAGCCGCTGGTTGGCATTGGTCGCCGCGGCGGCCATCGCCAGGAAATCCGCGGTGTCCTTCACCTCGGTGAGCTGCTTCCTGGCCTCGTCCGTCCGGATCTGCGCCTTCAGGCTCATGTGGTTGGCGCTGGCAAGGATTTCCTCGTCCCGCAGCCTCTGCCGCAGGGCGGCGAGCTGCCGGTGCCCGGAATAGGCCACCGCAGGCAGCGCGCGGCTGCCGCGCAGGGCGGCGACCATGCGCGCGTGCAGCTGCCGGGCATCGCGCCCGTCCTCGTCGGGGTCCTCTTCGGGATCCTCCTCCGGTTCCTCAGGCTCTTCCGGATCTGCGCCGATGTAGCCGTCCGCAAAGCCCAGCTCGATGCAGGTCCGGGCACTCATCCAGGTCTCGTCCTCCATCAGCTGCTCGATCCTGCCGTCCCGCAGGCCGGTCTTCAGCCGGTATGCGTCCCGGATGCCCCTGTCGATCTCGTCCAGCACCGCCGCCTCGTGCGCCATCTCGTGCTTGTTCCCCCAGGCGATGGAGCTTGCGTTGTGGATCATCATGTAAGCGGTCGGGGCCATCCGCACGGTGGTCCCCGCCATGGCCACGATGGACGCCGCGCTGGCGGCGATCCCCTCGATCTTCACGGTCACGCGGCCCTTGTGCTCCATCAGCATGGTGTAGATCATGCTGGCCGCGATCACGTCGCCGCCGGGGCTGTTGATGTACACCTCGATGTCGCCGGGGTGGGCCTCCAGCTCCTGGCGGAAGTAATCCGGCGTCACCTCGTCCCCCCACCAGGTCTCGGTGTCGATGGGTCCCTCCAGCCGCAGCACCGCCGGCGCGCCCTCGGGCGTCTCGTCATAATTCCAGAAGTGCCTGACAGAGGGGTTCCTGTTTTTCGGCATATTTTCTCACATCCTCACTTGTTTTGTACGGTGCCCTTGATGGCTTCGCTCAGCGGCACCAGGTCGCGGCTGATCAGCAGCGTGTCGCCCGCGGGATCGTCGGGCAGGTGGTCCTGCCGACGGACCTCATTGGGCCGCAGCCAGCCGGAGCGGATCGCCATCTGGTTGCGGTTGGCCATGGTCAGCGTGTCGGTGCGCCAGAGGTTCACCAGGTCGAAGCGGAAGCTGTAGCCCTGCTTCAGCATGTCCCAGGTCAGCAGCTTGCTGTTCAGCTCCTCCTCCCACTGTTCGATGATCGGGTTAATGGTCATCTGCAGGTATTCCAACATGCTCTGCTCCGCCGTGGCGTAGCTGGTGTCCGAATAATCACCCAGCATGTGGGGCGGTATGTTGTACACCGTGGCCACGCGGTTGCGGGTCACCCGCTCCACGTTCAGCACGTTGGCGTCCACCGCCGGCTGCTGCATCGTGGTTGCGGTGATGCCGCCCTCCAGCACGATCACCTTGCCGCCGCTCTCGGCGTAGGTGGCCAGGAACTGCTTGATCAGCTTTTTCTTCTTGTCGTCGGACAGGCCGGTCCCGGGCACGTTCAGGATCACCGCGCTGCTGACGCCCTCCAGTTGCTTGACGCTGAAGCGCTTGATGTCCGCGTCGTAGTCCAGCGTGCCCCGCAGCACGTCGATGGGGCGGATCCCCCGCTCGCCGTTGGCGCTCATGTGCTTGAGCACGATCATGCTGCTGTGGTGCACCCAGCCCACCATGCCGTCCTCGAAGGCCACCCGGTACCACATCTCCCGGGTCTCCATCTCCCGCATGGGCTGCACCCGCGTGGGGTCGATCACATCCAGCCGCACCGTGCGCCCGGCCTCGTCCGGCACCATCAGCGCGTAGGCGTTGCCCTCGTTGTTCCGGTTTGCCTCCATGGTCTGCCGAAAGGTGAAGGCCGTCATGCAGGGGCTGGGCCGGTAGGCCAGCAGGTATTCCAGCGGATGGTCCACCATGATCTCCCGGTCCCTGTAAAGGTGGATCGGCAGGCTGGCGATGGTGTTGCTGATCCTGCTCACCGCCGCGTAGATGGCCTCGCTGTTGGTCATTGTGTAATCGGCCCTGGTCCGCCACACGCCGCGTAGGCTGTGCCCGTTCACCTCGGGCTCGTCCCTCGCCCTGGCCAGCCGCCTGGCCTGGCGGTGCGCTCTGATGCTGGAAATGATTCCCATGCTGCTATCCCTCCCCACGGTCTCCGCTCTCTGTTTCCGCTTGCCTAATAATCCCCGCCCCCGACGCTCTGCACGAACACCTGCGCGGTCAGGTTCGCCTCAATGCGCGTCAGATTGTCGGGCACGATCTGGATCTCGTGCCAGGTCCCCCGCCGGATCCTGCCATTTCCGTCCTTGCTCAGCCACTGGGCAACGTCGATCTCCCTTTTGGTGATCTCCTCCGCCGGCACCTCCGCGCCGTCCACCCGGATGGTCACGCTCTTGGCCCGCCCGCCCTCATAGATGCCGTACTGTATGGCGTGGGTGTGGTCCTGCAGCGTGATCGTGTGGGTGTGGCTGGGGATGCTCACGCTGTGGCTGTGCCCCGGGATGCGCACGTTGTGGCCGTGGGCCGGGATGTCCAGGCTCAGGCTGGGGATCGTGAAGCTGGCGATGTCGTGGAAATGATCCATCCCGTGGCTGTGGGAGGGGATCGTGTGGCTGTGCGCCGGCTCGTCGTCGGTGTTGGGCCGCAGCCCGGTGGCGTCCCGCGCCCCGCCGGTGGTCAGCGCCACGCTGTCGGTGGTCGCCGTGGCGTCGCCGGTGTCCGGCCGCAGCTCGCTGCCGCTCCTGGCCCCGCCGGTTGTCAGCGACGTGCTCCCCGTCTCGGTCATCAGCGTGCCGCTGCCATCCTTCGCCCCGTAGGTGGAGCCCTCCGTGTTGCCCGTGTACGCCGTGTTCAGCTCGCTGCCCCAGGCGGTGATCGCGCCGCCGGTGGCCAGGCTCACGCTGTCGGTGTCGCTGGTGGCGTCCCCGGTGTTGCTGCTGTTCTGCCCGGTGTAGCCGCTCACGGTCACGCTCAGATCCGCGTACTCATCCACGCCGCCGGTCTTGGTGGTGCTGCTGTTCAGCGTGTGCTGGTGGCCCCAGGCCACGTCCGTGGTCCCCGAAAAGTGGTGCTGGTGGTTGGCCAGGTCGTGGTGATGGCTGTTAACCGTGTGGCTGTGGCTGCTGATGTTGTGGTGATGGGTCATCGAATATTCGTGGCTGTGCGCCACCACGTCGTGGCTGTGCCCCATGCTGTGGCTGTGGGCCGCGATGGTGTGGGTGTGCCCCATCCCGTGGTGGTGCTCGTTCACCGTGTGGCCATGGGCCGCGATGGTGTGGGTGTGCCCCATCCCGTGGTGATGCTCCCCGGCGCTGCCGGTGCTCAGCCCCGTCGCGCTCTCGGTGCGCGTCATCGCGTTGGCGTTCTCGGTGTCCCGCGCCCCGAAGGTCCATCCGATCAGGTCCGTCCGGCTGTCCTGCGTCCGGGCGATCACCCGCTGCGCCTCGGTGATCGTGCAGTTCCCGCCGCTCTCGCTGGCGTAGGTCACCGTGTCGCTGGTGCTGGTGGTCTGGGTGCTGCTGCCGCCGCTGTCGCTGGTTTTCACGCTGCCGCCGCCGGCCTCCGCGCCGGTGCTGTAGGCCCGGAAGGCCGCGATCTGCCAGCTCAGCAGCATCCTGTTGATGCGCACCGTCCCCTCCGGGATGTACACCCGGAATTTCGCCGGGTGCTCCGGGTCGGCGTTGTCCGCGAAGGGTATCGCAAATACGTTGGTGGCCCCCTGGCTGTACAGCTCGCCGATGCTCACCCGGTCCGCCAGCGTGTTGATGGCGTCCGCCGCGTCCCGGGTCGCATTGGCGATGGTGATCTCGATGTCCCCGGGATCCCCGCCCACGTTCCGCTTGCTGACGGTCACGATCCTGGCGTTGAAGTCGATGCCGTGCTCGTGGTCCATCACCCGCACCAGCTTCCCGGGCATGTAATTGTCCCAGCTGTAGCCCGTCAGCCGGTACAGGTCGATGGCCCTGGCCGTGTAGCTGATGTAGGGGTTCTTGTAGGCCTCCAGCACCTGCCGGGCCCGCGCCTTCAGCATCGCCGCGTCCTGGATGCGGGTATCCGTCCAGACGCTGCACTTCACGCCCCAGGTGCCGATGGTGTCCGCGTCGATGTAGGGCACCAGGCCGTTGACCTCCTGGATCGTCAGCTGGTTGACCCCTTCGCCGTAGCCCAGCGGGTACAGCCGGGTGATCAGCGCCGTGGCGTCCATGCTCTTGGTGATCTCCACCAGGTTGCGCCCGTAATGGATGCCGCAGTCCGGCTCGGTGTCGGCCCGCAGCAGGCTCACCGTCCAGGGCGTGGTCCGGGTGTTCCAATCCCAGGTGTATTCCTGGGTCAGCACCTCGCCCAGGCTCATCAGCGCGCTCAGCAGGCTCACGTTCTCGAAGTGGTACTGGAATTGATCGTTGAACTCGCATCGGCCCAGCTGCCACCGCACCGTCGATTGCTGGCTCAGGATGTACCGGATCACATCCGCGGTGTAGACCCCCGTGCCGCCCACCTCGTGGTATCCGAACAGCACGTCGTCCAGCAGCGTGGCCATCACGTGCTCCAGGCTGTACTGCTTCATGGCGGATCCAGCCCTGCCGGCCTCCTCCCCGTTGGGCATGCCCACCACGCGATAGAGCCCCGTGTCCCTGGAATAATCCCCCTCGCCGCCGTCCGGCAGCCGCACCAGGTTGTGCGCCTGGCAATACTGGTTTTTGGGATCCCCGGAGGGCAGCGAAAAGGACCCGGTCCATAAGTCGTTGTGCTTCAGCTCGTATCCGATCCTGTCGGCGTTGTCCAGCACCGCCAGCATCTTCCCGTCCTGCCCGTATACGCTCACATAATCGTTCATTCCCGCTCCTACTCCCTACTCCAAAAGCCTTCCCCTCTGGGGGCCGCAGGCCCTAGCGAACCTGCGAGCGTCAGATGCCCCGAAGGGGCGGAAGAGGTCGTCCTCCCCGCCGCAGCGGTTCCCCTAGCCTTCCCCTCTGGGGAAGGTGGCGCGTAGCGCCGGAAGAGGTCCCCGCCGCAGCGGCCCATCCCCTACCACCTTCCCCGCGCGCTCAACGTCACCCGCATGCCCGTGGTGTCGCTGCTCACATAATCATAGATGCACCGCACGACCACCTGGCTCATGCCCGGCGCCAGCGTCACGGGCCGGAACAGCGTCGCGTAGGGCATGGCGTCCTCGGCGCTGCCGCCGCTGCGCTGGATCCTGGCCCCGGCCGGCGGCTCCGTCGTGATGGTGATGCTCTGCCCCGCCCCCAGGTTGATCCCCTGGAAGTAAAGGTCGTCCGCCACCCGCACCTCGCTGATGGCCGCCAGGCCGGTATTTTCGATCTTCAACGTCAGCGGCGCGCGCTGCGTCCCGATCAGGTTCAGGCCCATCCGCACGCTGTTGCCGGTCAGGCTCGTCACCGCCGTATTCTCGTCCACGTTGTAGGCGAAGGGCTGCGCCGTCCACCGGACAGCCAGCTCGCCGCCGAACCAGTTGCGCAGGCTCCACTTGCAGGACGCCGACAGCTCCGCCAGGTAGAAGACGTTCGGCTCATAGTCGAATATCAGCTTCTGCCGTCCGCCCGTCAGCCAGGCCGCCACCTCCCGCAGCATGTCCTGGGCGTCCGCCTGCGTCGGCGGCTCCAGCGCCGGATACAGCGTACCCTCCAGGATGAAGGGCTGCCACGTCTCCCCGGGCAGCAGCAGCGTGCCGCTCGCCCCGGCGATGCTGTAGGCGTTGCGCTTGATCTCCGGGATGGCGATGTGCCCGTCCTTCTCCGCGTAGATCAGGCCCATGTCGTCATAACTGTGCTTCCCGCCGAAGGTGAAGCCCGATTCCCTCAATAGCATGTCGCCGCCCCCGTCTCTCAGTGTCAGCCGCCAAAACAAAAAGCGTCAGCGCTGACGCTTTTGAAGCTCTGTCAAATCGTAAACCTCGATGTCCCCGATGTCCTCGTCCGTCACCTCATAGGTCGGCATGTTCCGCGTGGCCACGCACCAGGCGTCGATCAGCGCCATGAAGCCGTCGATCTTCCGGTATCGGTTCGTCTTTGTGGGCATCCAGTTTTCCTTTTCCTTGTCCTGGTAATTGTTCCGCAGCCGCACGTTGTGCATGTACCAGCGCAGCATCGGGTCGTCGTTGCTCACGATCCTGCCGTCCATCATGGCCTCGCGGAAGCTCTTCATCGGGTCGTTCAACGTCAGCGGCCCCTGCCGCACGATCTCCGTGGCGAAGCCCTCCGCCTCCAGCGCCCGGTTGCACCACACCGCGTTGGCCGGGTCGTAGCCGATGTTCAGGATCTCATACAGGCCCTCCGCGCCGCCCATCCGCTTGAACCACTGGAACACCTCGTCCTGGGGCACGTAATCGCCCTCGCAGATGGTCAAAAGCCCCAGCATGGCGAAGTGGTTGTAATCGATCTTTTCGTTGTCCAGCTCCACCTTGCGCCGGGTGGTCCAGCTGTGATGCAGCACGAACCAGCGCCCGTCGTCCAGGGGGAACAGTAGCACCGCCGCGGTGAAGTCCTCCCGGCTGGAAAGGTCGTAACCGCCGTAGCAGACCCGGCCCCGCAGCTGCTCCAGGTCGATCCTGCCCCGGTTCCGGTTCAGGATTTCCGCCGGCATGTAGGTCGCCTCGCTGCTGTCCACCGTGACGCACAGGTGCTTGGTGATGAAGTTGGCCCGCTCCTGCGGGATCAGCCGCACCCGCTGCCATTCGGCCTCCATCTCATTCAGGCTCAACAGCACGCCCATGGACGGGTTGGCCTTGATCCACAGGCTGCTGTCCTCGATGTCGTCGCCGGGATCCAGCTCGCAGATGAACGCGAACATCCTGTCCGCGACCTCCGGCGGCAGTATGCCCTCCTCCAGCGCGTCCGAAAAGATCACGTAGAGGCTCGTCAGCACGCCGTCCAGCACATTGCCCATCGTGGTGATGTAGATGGTCAGCGGCTGATCGCGCTTCAGCATGCCCTGCCGGATGACGTCGATCAGCTTGAAGCCGGCCGCGGGCAGCTCGTGGATCTCGTCGAACACCGCCAGGTGCGGGTTCAGGCCGTCCAGGTTGCTGGAATCGCTGGCCCGCGCCTTGATGGTGGCGTTCGCGGCCTCGTAGAAGATGCCCTCTCGGGTCAGCCGGAAGCGGCCCCTCAGCGTCGGCGAGGCCTTGATCTGCTTGTAGGCCTCCTCATAACAGATCTTCGCCTGCTCCTTGGCGTTCGCCAGCAGGTAGATGTCCGCGCCGCGCTCGCCGTCCTTGCAGGCCATGTACGTGACATTGCCCGCGATGACGGTGGTCTTCCCGTTGCCGCGGCCCTCCACGACCAGCGATTCGCGGAAGCGCCGAAGCCCGGTCTTTTTGTCCACCCAGCCGTACATGTTGCCCTCGACAAAGCACTGCCAGGGCATCAGCTGCATGCCGGGATAATTGCCCTTGGTGGGGCGGAGGAAGCGCTCCATGAACTCCGAAGGACGCGCCGCCTTGTGCTCGTCGAATACCCAGGGATAGTCCGGATCGTGTTTGCTCCGATCCAGCTCCCGCCGAAATCGCTCACAGGCCAGCCGCACTTTGTGACTTGTGATGATCCGCCCGGCGAGCACGTCCTCCGGATAGCCGTACAGCCGATCGAGGACGCTAACCGAAAGGCTAGAAGTCCTCGAAGCCGTCGTCAATCGGCACTTGTGCGGCTTTTCGGCTGTTCGGCGTGAGCCTCAGCTCCGCCATGTGCTTGCGCTGCTGATCCATCAGCATCCGCACGCCCTGGACGCTCTTGTTGTCCCGCTTCATCCTCTGACGGCCGTTGCGGAAGTCCTCCACCACGCCCCGGACGCGGATATCCTCATACAGCTGCTGCTTCAGGATCTCCAGGTTGGCGATATCCTCCACCAGCATCTGATCCTGATCGCTGATCCCCTCGGGGCGCTTGCAGCAGGCCGCGCACAGCGCGTCGTACATTTTCTCGGCCATGGGGTTGACCTGGCCTGTCTCCGGGTCGGTGAACTGCTGCATGTGCTGCTCCCTGAGCTCCATGTTCATCTCTGTGCTCATATGTACCTCCAATCGTTACACCTTGATGACCCGCATCTTCGCGGGTGCTTTTCCCTTCGTGCGGCCGGTGTTTCCCCGACCGCCTTTCTCTGGGTGCTCGCGGTTGTGGTGCATGTCGCACAGGCTGCGCATGTTGCTCAGATCAAGGGCCAGGTCGGGACGCTCTGTGATGGGCAGTACGTGGTGCACCATGGTGGCCCGGCGTGGATGCAGTCGCTCTCCGCGCTCGAACTCCGCCATGCACTCCGTACAAAAGCCATTATCCATCATCAGCCGCTGCTTGCGGGCGGCTTTCCACGGTCCGGAATGATAAAATGGATCGCTTTCCTTGTATGCCATCAGAACACCACGTCCTCGCCCTTGCGCCATTGTTCATTCGGATCCGGTTCCCGCTTCGGCGGCTCCCGGCTCGTCCACATCGTGCAGAACTGCCCCGGCTCAGCGTCCGGGCAGCTGTGGCGCAGCCAGCAGTGCTCACAGTCCGGATAGTCGTTCAATACGGTGCTGTTCGCCATCGTCGCACCTCCAGAGCGCAATATAAAAGCGCCAGCGCTGGCGCTTTTGGGTATAAAAAACGCCCGGCGCGCATGGGCTCGCGCGGGGCGTCACCTTGGCGGGGGTGGTTTGAGCGGATCACGTGTAAAAGGAGGAACCTTATGAGAACGGAGGCGGCGGCCGGGCTGTTCACCGTGCCGCCGTCCCCTCGCCCGCCTTGGTTGAGTATATACTATCACACAGGGCGATGTTATATCAAGGGCAGGTGGATGTTATATCGTGTTAGGTGGGTGTTAGGTCTTTTCCGCTGTGTACCATGCCGGCAGCAGCCTCTCGATCGCGTCCGCCGGGATCCGCTCCAGCTTATCCCGGGCTGCGCCCTTGCAGATCCGCGCATAGCCGTAGCTGTACCCCAGCTCCATGGCGATGGCCTTCAGCGGCTGGCGGCGTATATAATAGCGCTCCATGATCTTGCACTCCACCTCGGGCAGCCTGTCCAGCAGCCTCTGGGCGGCGGCCAGCTCCGCGGCGTATTCCTCGCGCCGGGCATCGGTCCGGCGCTCCAGGGCGTCGGTCTCGGCCACCATGGCCGCCATGCGGTCGCCCTCGCCGGTGGCCCGCGCCCCCACGCCGTCCAGCGTGGAGGTCATCCGCTGCAGGGCGTCCCTGTATCGGTTCGCCCGCTCGCCCAGCAGGCGCAGCTCCCGCTCCGCCGTCCTGCAGCGCTCCAGTATCGTCATCGCCGTGATCACCATGCCGCCGCCCTCCATCACCCATCAGTTAAAAGGCAATTCCTCGTCGTCCACCTCTTCAAACTGCCCGCTGTCGCCAGGACGCGCTGGCGGCTCCTCCGGGCCCGGGTCCTCGCTCCTGGCCCGGCCCAGGGCCTCCACGCTGTCCGCGATGATCTCCGTCACCCAGCGCTTGGTCCCGTCCTGGGCGTCATAGCTGCGCACCTGTATGCTGCCCTCCACGGCCACCTTGCGCCCCTTCACCAGATAACTGTTGCAGAAGTCCGCGGTGCCCCGCCAGGCCACGATCGTCAGAAAGTCCGCGTCCCGTCTTCCCTCTGCGTTTTGGTATTTCCGCTGCACCGCCAGTCGGAAGGTGCTGCGCGCGATCCCGCTCTGCGTCTCAAACGCCTCCGGATCGCTGGCCAGATTGCCGATCAGTATCACCTTATTCATCCTTGTCTTCCTCCCTCGGCTCCCACGCCTCAAAATATCCCTTGCCGCATTCGGCCTCCAGGTTTATCCTGCAATCCCCGCCCCCCAGATGGTGGCGGCAGGTCTCGCAGCAGCGGATGCAATTCATTGCTTCAGCCTCCCCTTGATGTCCTTCATGATCTTGTAATCGTCCCATCCCTGGATCTGCGCCATGGCCACCTCGTACTCGCATCGCGGCAGCTCTTTGGCGGTGTTCGCCCCGAACCGCAGCTTGAAGGCCTTGCGGATCTCCTTGGCCACGGCCTTGTCATAGCCGTCGCCCCGCAGCATGTAGATGACACACAGCTCCACGGCCCGCTCCCGGATGGCCCTGTTGACGGCCGAAGCCTGGGCGGGCGTCACCTTTTCCAGCAGGCGCACCTGGCGCTGCAGCTGCATCATGGTCTCATTGGTGGTGCGCAGCAGCTGGGCCATGGCCTGCATGGCCTCCCGCATCTGCCGCATCTCCCGGGCCGTGTCCGTCGCGATCATGGCCCTGTTGGCGTCGTTCATCGGCATCATGTCGTTCACGGGTCACACCCCCTCGATGACCACCGCGTCCCTGGCGCTGTTGACCACCTTCAGCACGTCCTCCGCCCAGCGCTGGAGCATCACCGCATAGCTGGCGATCTGTGCACGGTCGCCCTCGCGCAGGGTCAGCAGCTTGTCGGAGTGTGGGATATAGCCCACCGTGCCCATGAAGGTCCGGGCAGCCATGCCCACGGCCTCCGCGGTCAGATCCTCCTGCACCGTTCCCTCGCCCCGCGCCGCCTGCGTCCGCAGATCCAGCAGCTCCTGCTGCGCCTGCTCCCGCTGCCGGGCCTGGTATTCGGCCATCTGCTCCGCGTCGGCCAGGGCGGCGTTCAGCCGGTCGATCTCCGCCTGGGCCTCGTCGCTGATGCCGGTGGTCTGGGCTTCCTGCGCTTCGGTCAGCATCTCCCGCAGGGCGTTCTTCTGGGTTTCAAGTGTCTGAGTCTCGGTATGGAGTATCTCGATCTGTTTGCGGAGATTGCACACCTCGTTGTAATAGTCCGACCGGCTGCGGCTGATTCGTTCATTCACAGCCAGGGCGTCGTTCCGTTCCCGCTCTGCTCGCTGTACCTGCTTCCGACTGTCCTCCAGGTCGCCCCGCATGGCGTCGATGGTCGCCTGCAATTCCCTCAGGCTCTGATTCTCCTCCACGGCCTTCACAGCCACCGCTTCCCGCTGCGGTTCCGGCAGGGCCAGTATGGCGGTGATCTTGGTGATCGGCAGCCTGGCCATCGCGCTCTCCGGGCTGACTTCCCGCGCCGCCTGCATCAGGCGCTGGGCGGTGCGCTCGCTCATGCCCGCCGTGCGCTGCACCCACGCTTCCCACTGGCCATGCGGCACCACGTTGGCCTCTTTGGCTTCAATCAGGCAGCGGCCCACCTCCAGGATATTGGCATAGGCCCCCTGCATGTGCAGCGCTATCCTGCGTTCAATGTTCTGCAAAGTCGTCATTTCATTCATGTCTTGGGTCCCCTCCTCTTCTGTCGCCCCGCGTGCTCGCTGTCCGCGGCCCGCGGGTTTCGGCCGGCGAGTCCTTCGGATCGCTCGCCCTCAGCCCTCCCATTCGGTCGGGCGCTTGCTATGTCCAATAATTCGCACCCCCTGCCGCACTGGCAACAGATGGCCTTGTAGTACAGATTTCGCTCCCACGCGCTCACGAACACCCGCATGCCCATGGCGCACTGTATCCAGTGCCCGCCCCGGTAATCCTTCCGGGCCTGGAAGTGCGGGCACGTGGCGGTCAGCCCGTCCTTGTGATGTCCCACGCTCTCACCCCCTCCAAAAGCGTCGTGCGGTGATTTTGCCAAATCTTTGATTCGTCAAAATCAGTTTCGCCTCTGGCGAAACCGGCAAATCTATGATTTGCCGCCTTGCTGACGCTTTTCGCTAAAATGGATTGTCCGGATCCTCGACCTCCCTGAAGCCTTCGCCGGCCCCGGCGTTCAGATCCATCCGCATCTGTTCCTTCGTGGGCTTCGGCCCGTCGATGCAGTCCCGGGGGATCCACAGCGTGCGCACGCCCTTGCCGTTGATCGTCTTCACCCGGCTGCGCTTGCCGTCGCCGCCCGGCTGGACCATCCCATCCTCCGCCATCTGCTTGTGCAGCATCCGGCTGGACAGCGGGAAGGCCTCGCCCTTCTTTGTAAAGAACTCGCACACCATCCGATAGCTGGTCTCCGGGATAAGATAGTAAAACATCGCGTCCATCCAGCCGATGTGTCCCTTGCCGGCGCCCTTGCCCTCGGCGTCGGTCAGGTCCACCACGCTGGCCTCCCGGGTCAGCAGCATCTCGCCGATGGTGTTGAGGAACATCCGGCTGGGCCGCTCCGCCCGGCTCTCCCGGCCCTGGGCCGCGCTGTTGGTGACGATGTCCCGCACGGCCTCGTTCACCTCGCTGCGCAGCAGCTCCCCGTCCGGATCGTCCACCACGCCGCTGGCGATCAAAAAGCGCATGTACATCTCATAGCCGATGATCAGGTGCGCCACCGTGCCCGGGGCGCGGGTGTGGCCCAGCTTCGCGCCCTGGAACTGACTGCGCAATTCCTCGAAGCGCTCGCCCAGCCTGTCCGGCAGCTCGTCCATCTGAGGGGCGAGCCATTCGATGTATTTGCGCATGCAATAGGCCTGCGCGCCGCTCGCCGCCCTGTCCTGCATCTCCGTCAGCCCCCTGTCCGCCTGTATATCGTCCTTCCCGATCTGGATCACATAATAGCGGGCCTCGCCGCTCTCCCGCACGTTCGGCATGTCCTCGCCGCTGATCAGCGCCAGGGACCGGGGCGGCTTCGCCGTGGCCAGCGTCTGATCGCTCATCATGCGCCCGCGCTGCGCCAGGTCGCCGAAGGCGCGGCTCAGCTGCTGGGCGGTGTCCTCCATCTTGCGTCGGGCCTGCAGGTTGCCCTCCGGGTGGTAATCGTCCACCGCCAGCACCATGTCCTTCAGACTGAAGGCCAGGCTGCGGATATAGTTGCCCGTGTCGTTGAAGCTCGCCGGCAGGCTGCTCTCCCGGAAGCTGCCGAAGAATGAGAGCATCAGCGCCGACAGCGTGCTCTTGTGGGTGCCGCTGCCGCCGATCAGGTACACGCTGAAGGTTGGTGGGAAGCCCGCCCGCAGCAGCGGCTCCCGCAACGGGGCCAGGAACATGAAGGCCACCAGCGGCACGCTGATCCGGCGCGGGATGCCCGCGGTCAGGCACAGCACATCCGCGATCGTGTCGGCCTCGCTCCCCGGCCGCGGCGTAAAGCCGCCGTCCAGGTGATAGCTCTCCAGGCCCCGGCTCAGATCCACCGTCACGCCCTCCGCGCCGATGGCCCCGCCCTGGTAGAGGTAGCACCAACGCCCGCCGATTTTGCGCCACCCGGTGTGGGTGTATTCCCGGACGCGCTTCGCCTGCAGGGCGTTTGCCTGCTGGATCACAAACCTAACCTTGTCCGTGGCCGTGTTCCCCGGCATGATCGTCGCCCGGATGTCCCAGTTCTCGGTCAGCCAGTCCATGCGCTTGAAGGCGCTGGCCTTCACCCGGGCCTGCTTCAGGGGATCCCCGTCGGCCGTCCATCCGTCCACCAGCAGCCAGGTCTCCTCGTCCACGCCGTTGTCCCGCGTGACCACGCCGTTGGTGATCGCCGTGAACGTGCACAGCGGCTTCGGCGTGTCGTCGCTCCAGGTGCAGATCCTGCCGTGGTCCACGCAATAGCCGGGCAGGTTGCCGATCAGGGCGGCGGCCGCATCCCTGGCCGCGGTGGCCTGGGCGGCGCTCATGTCCAGCGGCTCCGTGGCGCTCTCCAGCGCCTTCAGCGCCTTCAGGCCCGGAGCGGTGCCCATCAGCTCCAGCATGTCGGTGATGTCGCCCTTGGTCGGCAGGCTCGGGCAGGCCTTGCGCAGGTCCAGCAGCTTCACGCTCCTGGCCACCGCGCCCAGCTGGGTCGCCACCTGCCGCCGGTCGTTGATGCCCGCCGCGTCGTTGTCCGGCAGGATCACCACGTGTGCCCCGGTCAGCAGCTTGCTGTGCTCCGGCAGCCACTTGCTGGCGCCGCTCTTGCTGGCCCCGCCCGGGTTGGTGGTCGCCGCGAAGCCCGCCGCCGCCAGGGTGTCGGCGTCCTTTTCGCCCTCCACCAGGTACACCGTGCGCCCCTCCCGGATGGCCGCCAGCACCTCCGGCAGCCGGTAGATCACGCTGCGCACGCCGGTGATGTTCCACACATAGCCGTCCTGCTTTGCCCTGGGGTTGGCGGGATCCTTGTGGCGCTGCCGGAAGGTCTTCACCCGTTGGCCGTTCTCCTCGGCCTCGAACCGGCACACCTCGAACAGCACCGCGCCGCTCTCGTCCGTGTAGGGATAGATCTTCGTGAGCTTCCCCAGGGGCTTCTGCCGCGCCGGGCCCCGCGCGGGCGGTGGGACCGGACCTTCCGGAGGCTGCGGGCCGGGCGTCGGCTTCCCGGGCCTGGCCGGCCGCTTCCCCTCGTCCGGATAGAGGTCGGCCATCTTCAAGCCCATGGCCTTCACCACGTCCCGGGTGTCGCAGCCCGCCTGGCATTTCACCAGGATGCGCCTGCCCTCGCCGGTGCCCACGCACAGCGAAGCCGTCCGGTCGTCGTGGGCAGGGCACCGGCACAGATATTCCCCGTCCGCGCTGGGTCCCTTCGCCACCCGCAGGTGGCTGACAAACTCTCTGACATCCATGGAGCTTGCTCCTTAATCCTTTTTTCTGCCCTCCAGAGCCTCCAGCAGCCGCGCCGGCGTGAAGCGGTAGGCCTTGCCGATCTTCTCGCAGGGCAGCCACCCGCCCCGCGCCCCGCGCCGGATCATGGTCTTGGTCAGCCCGGTCAGCTCCGCTGCCTCCTCGATGCTGATGGTCCGCTTTTCCGCCTCGATGGCCGCGGCCAGCTCGTCCACGTCCACCAGGATCCTGCCGTCGATCTCATAGTGGGCGTACCGCCCGGCATGCACCCCCCGGCGCAGCCGCTGGGTGTCCATCTCCAGGATCCGGGACGCCTCGGGAATCGTCATCAGTCTCATTGTGCACCTCCAATCTCCTTGTCTATCGCGTCGATCGTGTCCTGCATGGCTGTCAGGACGTCCGCCGCCCTGCTCCGCACCAGCCGGGCACTCTCCAGCTCCTCCTGGGTGAGCTTCCCATCCACCGCCACCGCGGCGAATCGGTCGAAGATCTCCCGGATGCCCTGCAGCGTCACGGCCCAGCCCAGGGCGGCCCGGGTGAGCGAGCTGCCGCCCTCGGTGCCGTAGCTGTCCATCAGCGGGCAGCAGGCCCGGATGTGCTGCCCCCGCAGCTCCGGCGCGTCGTAGATCTCCACCATCGCCTGCACCACCTCACAGGGCGGTATGGTGTAGCCGTTCTCGTAATCGTTCAGCGCCTCCGGCGAACAGTACACCAGGGCGGCCGCCCGCTCCCGGTTCGCCAGCCGCTTGTCTCTCCTGGCGGCGTTCATCCGCGCCATGCGGTAGATGTTCGTGGCTTCCTTCATGTCTTTTCACTCCCGTTTCTGCCATCAGTGGCAGCCCAAGATATTTATTTTTGCGGTACAGTAGGAATTATAAACCACGTTTCGGAATAATGCAATATCAAAATGGGATTCTTTATAATATTGTGGTATATTGTAATACAAAACAACAAATTATGATACAATGTAACACAGAATGAAATATTGTGAGGTGTGTAATGGACATACTGAGCAAACGGCTGCGGGACCTCCGTGAGGATCGGGACATGTTGCAAGGCGCGCTGGCGCAGGCTCTCGATCTGTCCCAGTCTGCCGTCTCGAATTATGAATGTGGACGCGAGCCGCCCCTGGATGTGATATTCAAATACGCAAATTACTTTGGCGTCTCAGTTCAATATCTACTCGGGCTGACAAACGAACCGCGCGTCATCTCGCCCTCGGAGGAGAAAGACTTCGACCGCATGCAGCGCGAAGCTGCGGATCACGGCGACTCTGCCTTTTCCAGGGCAGACATTGCCAGGCTTGCGGCCGCCTTTGCCAGCTACTACCGCGCAGGCGCCCCGGCCGGATCCGCGCCGATGGACTGTGTGAAGGCCTTCCTCGCCGCCGCGCCCCGCATGCTGGATGCGGCTGCCCAGGGCGATGCCGCCGCGCTGCTGAACGCCTGCAACGATCTCGCCCGCGCCGGCCTGGACACCACCAACGTCCTCGCTGCAGTGCTGGGCATCAAAGACAAATGAAAATGAGGTATTACTATGGCTTTGGATTTTATCGCCATTGACTTTGAGACTGCAGCTCCCAGATGGGACACTGTCTGTTCTGTTGCCATGGCAAGGGTCAGAAACGGGGCTATTGTTGATGAATTCGCTACCCTGGTCAACCCAGAATGTGACTTTGGCCCTATACAGATGCGCGTCCACGGCATTACGCCATTGATGGTAGCCAATGCACCGATCTTTCCGGACATTGCCCAGCGCATTCTCAGCTTTATCGGCGATGACGTCCTTATATCCCACAATATCCCCTTTGACGGGAACGTGCTTCAAAGGGTCCTGGCAAAATACGACATACCAATTCCGACGATAAACACTTTTTGCACGCTGGCATGCTCCAATCTATACGATCCGGCTCTCGTCGATCACAGGCTTCCTACGGTATGCCGGGAATACGGTGTTACGTTGGCCCACCATCACGACGCCGGAGCCGATACTCGCGCCTGCGCTAAAATCATGATCGCCATGGCCAATCGTATGGAAGCCGCTTCCATCGACGAAGTCGCCGCTCACCTGCATATGCAATACGGACACATCACCGCCCAGTATGTCACGCCTCCGAGATTGTCCAACGGTATGCCTGTCTACATAACCGGCAAGAATAGCATGCCGGCACGCAATTCCTTTGCCATTCAGGAAGGCCTTCGCACGCAGTGCCCGGACTTCGCCAATGAGATCACGCTCGACCAGCTGAAGGACGGCAAGACCGTTGCCATCAAGGTCTCCGGCTCAGTGCTTCTATATCTGACCATCGGAGCCAATACCGCTTACATTAAAGCGCCGGAGGTTTCCGACCCTGCGGCCATCACCCCCCGTGCCAGCAGATACAAAGACGGCTCCCATAAGCTGCCTGTCGATCGCGATTTCGATTATAACCGTTTCATAGAGATGATGGCCGACAGAGCAAAGGCGCTGTATGAGGCCAGTGTATCGCTATCCTTTGGCTGCTGCAATGATTTTGTGCGCTGCTCTGACGCGAGGAAGTGCCTGAAATCAGACAATCCGGATTATAAGGGCTGTCAGTATAGAAAGAACCTGGAAGCCGGGCGGATATTTTATGGTGTAAACAGAAACGTCTAAATGCTTTCTGACAGAATTAAACAGGAGGTTCGCCTAATGCGCAAGATCATTCTCGTTATGCTGGCGCTGCTGATGGCTCTCCCTGCAGTAGCCGAGCAGGATCTCACCGGCATGTCCACCGATGATCTTATCGCCCTGCGGGATTCCATCGATGACGAGCTCGCACGACGCGATCAAGTCATGGAGCCGATCATTGATGTCGATGGTCTGCAATTATCGATTGACTCGGTGTATATCGGCACCGGTCGGGATGATGCGCCGGCCATATGTATCCTTTTTAACGCTTCAAATACCTCCGATAAATCCTTCACTCCGCTATTTGATATTGGCTGCGACATTATCCAGGATGGCGTTGTGCTAGAGACTACCTATTTTGATTCCGACACCTACACAGGGCCTTCCGTTTCTGCTTCAAATAATGCTGTAATTGCCCCGGGCACGCAGAACATGAAGATCTGCGAAGCCGGATTACTGACCAGCGACAGCGATCACTTCACCGTCAACCTGTCGAAAAAGCACACCCCTGCGGGTGAGGATCCATACTGCGGATTCTTCGACTTCAACCTATCAGATTACATCAACGACTGACACAAAGGCAGGGCTGCGGCCCTGCCTTTTAAGTTTCAACATCTGCGAATATGTTTCACAATCTGCGTTATGTCCGCGGAATTACACGTAATCCCAACACCTGATTACACGTGCAATTCCGACCGATAAAAATAGGTAGCGATTTTTCAATTACACAATTACACCAAAAAAATACATACATCCTGTATGTATTCCGGAAAGGAGCATCACACATCATGGGCACGGTCGAAAAGAGGGGCAACAGCTGGCGCGTCGGCGTCCAGGTTTACGATGAGAACGGGAAGCGGCGGTGGATCCGGCGCACCTTCAAATTGAACGCTGCGCTGTCCGAGTCCCAGCAGCGCCGGCAGGCGGAAAAGGCGCTCCGGCAGCTGGAGGTGGACGTGGAGAACGGCGTCGCCAGGGCGGAGTCCCACATGACGCTGCGGGATCTGTCCGAGCTCTGGGTGAGGCGGCACGTCGCCGTCAACTGCGCCCCGGTCACCCAGGCGGATTATCAGCACCTGCTGGACTGCCGGATCCTGCCGAAGCTGGGCGACACGCCCGTGGAAAAGCTCACCCCCGGCATGCTCACGGACTTCCTGGCGCAGATCAAGGCGGAGGGCCGCATGGTCCAGCGCAAGCCCGACGAGGCTCTTTCGCGCGGACGCACGCCCTCCGACGAAAAGAAGCTGACCACCGACCCCACGAAGCCCCTGTCCGGCCGGACGCTGGTGGCCTATTATGATCTGCTGGACAACCTGCTGCGCCACGCGGTGCAGTGGGAGATCCTCTGGCGCAATCCCATGGACAATGTGGAGCGCCCGCGTTTCCGCTCGAAGCCGGTGAAGTATCTGGACGACGAGCAGGCCGTGGAGCTGCTGCGCCAGCTTCAGACCGTCGAGTCCCTGTCCTATCGGTGCGCCGTGCTGCTGGCGCTGCTGTGCGGCCTGCGCCTGGGCGAGGTGGACGGACTTTATTTCTCGGACGTCAACTGGAAGCGCTGCGGCATCGACATCTCGAAGGCGCTGAAGTACACCAGCCAGACCGGCGCCATCCTGGACGACACAAAGACCCCGACCTCCACCCGTTTCATCACACTGCCGCCGGGCATGATGACCCTGCTGGACGAGACCCGCCAGCAGCACCAGGATCGCGCCCAGCTGCTGGGCGATCGGTGGCGGGGCGACGGACGGATCGTCTGCAACTGGGACGGCTCACCCATGCACCACGACACGCCCAGCAAATGGTTCCGCAAATACGCCAGATCCCACGGCTTTGACGTCACCTTCCATCAGCTGCGCCACACCCACGCCACGCTGCTCTTCGCCAGCAACATCGACGCCGTTGCCGTCGCCTCCCGCCTGGGCCACACCAAGGCCGACACCACGCTCAGGATCTACGCCCACGCCATCAAAAGCCGCGACCTGGCCAGCGCCAACGCTATGCAGGACCTGCTGGATCGAGCCGCCACCACCGAAGAAACGGACCCGTCAGCCGACTGATATTTAACACGAAAAACGCGCGGAAACGCTGAATCACAGCATCCCGCGCGCTTCTTTTTGCACTCATACGGCCGCACCCACTGCACCCATTTTGCACCCATGTCGCCTTTTGTTTCTCTTTTGTTATGTTTTTCCTCGCCGTTCTTTGTCGTGATTGCATAAAAAAATCTGCGTACCGTTTCACACGTTACACAGATTTTGTGGTCGAGGTGACAGGATTTGAACCTGCGACCTTTTGGTCCCGAACCAAACGCGCTACCAAACTGCGCTACACCTCGTTGTCATGGAGCCAATGAAGGGACTCGAACCCTTGACCTGCGGTTTACGAAACCGCTGCTCTGCCAACTGAGCTACATTGGCGCGATGAGCGGAACCCGCTTACCGTCGCTGACAGTTTAGAATTATAGCACATTTGCGGGGGTTTTGTCCATAGCTTTGGGCTGGAATCGTGACATTTAACAATTTACAATCGGGCCTCGCGGGGCGCAAAACGGCGGGAGGGCGCGGCAAAGCCGCGCCCTCCCCCATGCCGGATCACAGCGCGTCGCCGGCGTTGAAGGGATCGCCGCAGTTCGGGCAGAACTTGGGCGGGTTGGTGGGGTCCTCGGGGGTCCAGCCGCACTTGTCGCAGCGGAAAACCTTCTTCGGCTCGGGCCGCTTCGCGCCGCAGTGGGTGCAGAAATTGCCGCTGTTCACCGCGCCGCAGGCGCAGGTCCACTCCCCCGTCGCGGCGGGCTGGGCGGGCTTCGGCGCGGGCTTGGGCACGTTCACGACCACGTTCTGGGCCGCGTTGGCGTTGATCGAGGCCACGGCCTGGCCGATGGCCTCGGTGATGGACTGGGCCAGGTTCGGCCGGGCGTTCGCGGGCATCAGCGTGTCATGCAGCGCGTCGGCCAGCTGCTCGTAATAGCGGTATTCCTCGCTGCCCCGGCGCTCCGGGCGGGTGTCGGTCAGCTCGAAGGGGATCTCGTTGAAATAGGGGGAATCCACCAGGATCTTGGTCTCGAATTCATAGCTGAAGCGATAGCGCGGCGGGTTGAAGGACACGTTCCTGCCCTCGCGGTCCCGGTGATACTCCTCGGTGCGGTGCTCGGTGACCTCGGTCTGCACGTCGATCACCTGGGAGAAATCGATGATGTCCGGGTTCGTGTCGCGCCAGTTGGTGCTGCGGGTGACGAAGAATTTGCCCGCGGCCTCGTCGATGTACACCTTGGTATTGCCGCCCAGCACCGTGGTCGGGTGCACGGAGGCCAGCATGCGGTAATTCTGCTCGCGGTAGGCCAGGTGCTGGCGAATTTCCTCCACGCTGGACTGGCGGCGGTCCGTCATCCAGGGCGAGAGCTTCTTCGCGCAGTCCTTGCACAGGTTGCCGTCCGAGAGCTTGCGGTTGCCCAGCAGGCCGATGTCGCCGCCGCAGATATCGCATACCTTCTTGTCAAACATCTTTCCAAAGATACTCATACTCTTTCCCTCCTGACTACAGCCGCATCGCCGCGCCTGCGCTTCGGACGCGCCACGCGCATCCCCCATCCATTATAACAAATATATAACCTGTTGTAAATGCGATTCATTCCAAAAAGCCAAAAATTCCGGGCTCACAGCCCCACCGCGGTGACGATGCCGGGCATCTGCTGCACCTTATCCAGCAGCGCTTCCTGCCTCATTCCGCCCCGCAGGCTGACCTCCGCGCGTATTTCGCCTCGGACTGGTCCTCCATCGTGTGGATCCTCAGGTTCACGATGGCCATGCGGTTGTCCTTGCAGAAGCGCAGCACGTGGTCCAGCGAGGTCTTCTCGTCGTACAGCAGCTCCACCGCGTATTCCGGGGCGCTCTGTATGCCGCTGCCCAGCCGGGCGAACCAGGTCTCCGCCAGCAGCACCAGCGCCGTGCCCACCAGCCCCAGCTCGTAATAGCCGCAGCCGATGGACAGCCCGATGATGCCGGTGGTCCAGAGGCCCGCCGCCGTGGTCAGGCCCTTGATGCTCATGCGCTTGGTGATGATGATGGTGCCCGCGCCGATGAAGCCCAGGCCGGTGATCACCTGGGAGGCCATGCGGGCAGCGTCGAACTTCAGCCCGACCTCGTCCACCACATCGGCCCAGGGGCCCGTCAGCAT